TTCCGCCGCTGCACTCGCTTCCTGGCCGCTTGATGAAAACGCCAAATTCAAACCTTGAAGTGTTGACGTAGCCAAGCCGGTCTTGTTTGCCATGTCGTTCAGTTCGTTAGTAGCGTCAACAATGTCTTTCGAAAACTTGAAGGCAACCACGGAAGCCGCTGTAAATGCAGCAGCAAGAGCCAAAACCCCTTTAGATGCTGCACCGATAGCTTTTTTTGCCGTCTCCATTTTTTGCATTGAGCGAACGGCTTTTTTTGCTTCTTTTTCGGTTCGGTCGAGGTCCTTGTTCAATGCAGTGACTGAACGCTCTGTTTTTTCAACCTCGGATCGTGCCTTGCCTGTTTTGATGTCCAGAATGTATTTGACGATAGTGGAGGCCATTACAAAAGATCCGCAAGTTCAAAAATCGAAAGGGTGGATTGTGGGGGGTTCTTTTTTCCCGTCCTTCGTAGCACTCGCTTAACTCTTTGCGAGCGTGCAAACACACACCGGCAGCATATCATAATTTCTTCCCAAGAGAGCGCAGCGATTTCAGATGGGAGTCGACCGTATGACCTGGCGATGATGTCGATTAAATGGACATAATCGGGATCACTTGCGAAAGGTGGCAAGACGCGCCGTGGCCTCCTTGTGGCCTGTCAAGGCTTGATCGAGGATTGCTTGTCGATCCTCCTTTGAAAGCATCCCCACCCACAACCGACCATTATCAGCATTCTGTTGATCTACAGCAGTGACCAAAATCAGCCTTTCCCATGTTTTTCCATCGTCGCTTGATGCTCGCTGCACAATCTGAGTCAATAATCGATCCTGTGCCTGTTCCATTTTGGTAATTGACTCGGGCCTAATTGTTCCCATTGCTTTGATCAATTCTTCAACAAGAGAGTCTTCCAGATCCTCAAATTTTCTACCAGCAATTCGAGCTTGGAGTGATGCGAATCCCCCTTGTGCCTTTTTGTTTTTTGGGATCATTTCGGTCGCTATCATCGATGATGTCAATCCTGCCGCTTCTGTTTCGGCTGGTGATAATATACGTCCTTCAATTTGAAGTACCCCGCCGAAAATCGGCAGGGTGAATTTTGCGCTCTGGGTTATTGCGCGTAATGCTTCTTTCATTGTTCCTCGGTGGTTTGGGGTTTATTAGTTTGCGACACCTGTAGCATCATCATTGGTGATCTTGATTTCGAGGGCCTCGGCGGATGTTGTGCAATGGACGACGAAAACGAAGGAGCGAGTCAGTACACCAAATGTATTAACGTCATCAGAGTATTCTCGCAGGTATGCACGCTTCAATGTGATCTGAAAAATATTACCGTCTGAATTTGTGAACGTGATTTGGACGTCACTAATTACATTGTTTAGTTGCTCATTGTAAATGTTGTCGCCGTTCATATCCGCTTCAACAGACAAGGTAACTTCACGAACATCAGATAACTGGGGCTCGGCGGTAAGCTTGGACCCGAGGTTATTCCTCCGCTCCTGGCTATTATTCAAATTGAAAGTAAAGGAGCGGATATCGTGGTTGTTTCCATTGAAGGACAATTGACCCGCTTCATGATGAACCACTTCACGACCATCACCGAATACGGGAGCAGGTAGGGCCGCCGCTCTGGCGTTTGCAGTCTTGGCGATAATTTCCCAAGATCCCATTAATTCACCACCGGCTTCGCAACTCAACGACATCGAGGCGATTTTGCAACCCAAGAATTCTTCAGATGATCCAGATCCTCTTTGGTTCTTGATCGTCAATGATGGAAGTGTCAATGTTGGGGTGTAAGTATGAACAAAAGGAGCAGGGCCAGCACTGGAATTCACAGAACCAAGTGCCGCCTTTATCAATAAACCATTTCCCTCGTAATGTACCGGCATTTCCAGCGTTCCACCCGCCAAACTCATGCCCTGGTAATTATCGATCTGGAATGCGCCTGTTGATGAACTCAAATGGCTTTTTCTCGTCAATTCTTGGGATCGTGAAAGAGTCGAAGAATTGATCCGGTTGTCAACCGGCAGAGACCCTGGGGCCGTTCCCCATGTCGTTTCCTCGCCAATTTTAATGTACGCCTGCCGACCAAACTCGATAGCCATTTTTTATTCTCCTCAAGCTTCAGGAAGAAGCTTTTTAACCTTTAGTAAGCAGCTAAGAATATATACATTCTGAGCATTTGAATTGATTATACACCGAACTGAGTAATCAGCACCATCATCGCCAGCCTGAACCCGAACTTTGACCCATCCGTCAATTGCTTTCGTTTGGCTGTAGATGTAGCGACCTGCCGCGTCTACTCCTCCCGATGTCAGTGACTCTACTTCAATGTATGAAGGATCATCGAGAATATTTCTGCCATTGCTGGGGGTTCTGCGCATCTCAAAAAGTCCAGCAGTAGAAAACCATATGTCGACGATTTCAGATGGGTCTTTGATGAATGTTGTCAGTGGCTGGTTTGCAATTGCAGTGTTCCGGGTTGGTGCAACAATGAACCCGGTGGGTGCTCCTTCGTGAGCGTATCCAGTTATCGGAGTTGAAACAGTGAAAGCCGACGCGAGGTCCAGGGTTTGATTTGGGTTGTCGAAGTATATCCAGCACACATTGATCGATGATTTGTCTTCAATATGCATTCCATCGATTTGAAGAGTCAGCAGACGATCCGGGTAATTAAACGATGACCGCTTGAATGTTGCTTTTGTACCGTCACGGTCTGTCACCACTATATCGAGTCCATCAGAGCGAATATTCGCCCAAAATGAGTCGTAGCGGCTTGATATATTATTTATCTCGATGTCAACTGGTCCACCGCCACCGCCACCCGCGCCAATTGCATCAATGGTAACCGCTATCCGTCGTTTGAATGCTGAAGAATACCAACCCATCACACGCCCCACTGATTAGAAAAGGTGACGGACAATTCTAACATGCCCACGCCAAGGGCTCCCGATATCCCCATCTCTTGACCATCCAAGGCAGTACGAGAAATCAAGACGTCCTGAATAACTCCGGATAGGCCAAGTGTACGATCTTCAGTTATTGCCTTGGAGACATCACCCGCCAGATTCAAAGCATTCGATACTCGATCACTGATTGAAGTACCACCCGAAAAAACGACAATTTGAAATCTCATTGTGCCCTGGTAGCGTCCGAGTGATCGCCCCTGGGCCTCTATGGTGTCTACAAATACGATAGAAGCAGATGGAATAAGACCAGCAAGATCAACCTGACCGACTGTCACAGATCCCGCAGCGGATAGATCATACCCTGAAAACTCAGCGGTGTAATCCTGTGCAATCACAACTTTGAGCCTGTTCAGTACTGTGTTTTCAATCACTGGCATTATGCACGCTCGCCAAGTGATAAACGAACAACCTCGCGCAATGCATCAGGTAGGTCTTTCTCTTGTACTTTTTTCATTGCTCGACCCATAAACAATCGTGGCCGTAGTTTTCCATCACCGAATTCTATCTTTGCGGCATATTCAACATCAGCAGGAACCCCCGCCTCTTTTCCGAGTCCTTTGATCCTCTGTCCACCTGCACGAAGCAAAAAGCCAAACCTACCATTAGGCAGACTTTCCGGCATAATTGAGGACCGAAGCCGACCAGTCCAAACACGGGGAAAGGTTGTCGCGTTTTTCTTTGCGTAGTTTTCAGCCCTAAAGCCCAATTCCAAACCGGCGATTAATAGCTTCTCTTCAAGCTTCTTCGGCTGGTCAAACAATCGACGCTCTAATTCTTGAAATGTAATTATCTCACTCACATCAGCACCGATGGAGATCGGAAAGGGCGAAGGATCTCTTTGACCTCTTCGGGCATTTGGGGCTTTGCTGGGGTTAGCGAATTCCCTCGTTGATTGATGGACAGCTTACCCTGCGTCTGTTTTTGCCGTTGCAACAATGAAGCATATACACAGATCGCATGGATCAGATCATCTGGTGGCGTCAAAGGAGAATAACCAAAAGTGGCTACAACTTTGTTCGCTCTGGGTGCAGAAATAAACCCACGGGTTGAAGCCGTGGGTTTAATGATCAATCGTGACCACTCAAGGTCAAGAATCAAATTCGCTGTATTAATCTCGGTTGATGATTCGTAGACCTGGTTCTCGTCGGAGTGGACTGACGACAAGCTCACCATCGGCTTTACTGGAAGCTGTAGTACGTTTGAATCTGTATTCGTCGGCCCGTCGATGTATAGCGTGGTCGCTGTTAAATCTAATACCGGCGAGGTACCCGGGAATCCCAGCCACCTGGCGATCCTCTCTTCTGCTCTCTTGATGATCTTGTCGAGTGCTGTATCGGCTCCCGTGGCAGAGCCTATCTCCGGTAAATAATCCCGAAGAGTGGAAGCCGATACAATACTCATGATCTTTCATCCTTCTTCATTCCGATTAGTATGGAAGATTGTACCCATAGGCCACATTTCGGGTGCCGCTGGCGTCCATAGAAGCCATTTTGAGCCTTATTGTGGCTGCCAACTGGATAGTTCCTGAAGCGATATGCTTATCTTGCTCAAGGGTCACACCTCGTCTCAGGAATATCGGGTATGATTGGCGACTCACGCAGATCATACCTGTTCGGGTTTTGGTTGCGTTGTCATACACACCAGCACCATTCATATCAGCACTAAGGAAGCGCGACATTACAACCGGGATCCCTGCAACGCGGCTGATCTCTCCTGTCAGAATGCTTGCTGCTGCTCCGTACTTCTCGACTGTGACCACCTCCGAGAGGGTCAGGAGGTTTGCCACTACCAACTCAGGAGACATCACCAGGAGGCGATCTGAGCCGTTTAATTCGCCCAAGCTTGAGACAAGTTCCATCAAGGTTGAGAAGGTGAAAGCATCAGAATCATAGTCTTTTGCACTTGCTCCACCAAGATCAAAAGCCAATTCACGCCAACCATCGAATGCTTTTCTATGGTCCCCAGAGCCTCC